CGCGGACCGTGATGGCGCGTTCGAGCTCACGCTCGAGGAACTGTGCCACGCGATCGGCATGAGCCTCGACACCGCCCGGCGCCGGGTGCACGAGCTGGAAAACCGCGACTGGATCAGCCGTGTCTTCCGCTCCGGCCGCGCGCCGCTGGTGACGATCGAGCCCGCCGGGCTTTCCCGACTGGAGGCTGTGGCCATGCGGGGGCGGTCATGATGGCCCGGCTTATGGCGCAGGCGCGCCCGCTCTACATCATCGCGCCAGACTTGTGGCATTGCCGCCGGGCTGCGGTGGCGTTCGGGCTTGACCCGGAAACCATGGTCAATGTGCGCACGATTACGAGTGCCTATGCGCTGCGCGGCACCCGCCCGGGTACGCCCTTCATCACCCATGAACGCGCCAGGTGGGTAATGGCCATGCGCGCCGTGTTCGATCTCGACCAGGCAATTGACCTGATGGTGCGCACCGGCCGCCTGCGGCCGGCCAGCAGCGATGACATTGCGGCAGCCCTCGGCGAGAAAATGGAGGTTGCACGGTGAACATGTCGATGAGGGTTCTCGTTGGTTGCGAATTTACCGGCACTGTGCGGGATGCATTTCTGGCGCACGGCCATGATGCGTGGTCGTGTGATCTTCTGGCCGATGAACGGCGGTCGAACCGCCACATTCAGGGTGATGTGCGAGATATACTGGGTGACGGATGGGATCTTCTCATTGTGGCGCATCCGCCGTGCACGCGTTTGTGCCGGTCGGGTCGTCGCTGGCTTTCGGGGCCGGGGAAAATGACGCCGCCAAAGCAGCTGCCAAAAGGCAGAACCTGGCAAAGCATGATCGACGAGTTTGAAGCTGGGCTGGATCTGTTCAAGGCGTGCTGGCGGGCGCCGGTGAATCGTGTGGCAATCGAGAACCCCGAAATGCACGATCTGGCGCGGGCTCGGATGCCTGCTGATTTGCCTGCGCCGGCCATTGTTCAGCCGTTCTGGTTCGGCCACCCCGAATACAAGGCCACCGGTTGGTATCTGCGAGGGCTGCCGCAACTTGCCGAAACACACAGGCTCAAGGAGCCGGAAAAGGGCAGCGACGAGTGGAAAGCCTGGAACCGCGTCTGGCGCATGTCGCCGGGCAAGAACCGGGGAAAGGAGCGTAGCCGATTCTTTCCGCAAATGGCGTCAGCGATGGCCGATCAATGGGGCGGTTACGCCGTCAGGCAGGCAGCCGCATGAGCGAGATCATCGATCTGTTCGTCGGCCGGGCGCGCGAGGTATCCATCGCCGAGGCGGCGCCGCGGCTTGGCTTCGTGCTCAAGGGTGGCGGCGCCGAACATGCCTTTGCCTGCCCGCATTGCGGCGGCAAGGACCGGTTTGCGCTCAACACCGCCAAGAACAAGTGGAACTGCCGTGGTGGGTCGACCGGGGGCAATGATGCGATCGGCATGGCTGCCCATTCGCTGGGGCTCGATGTGGCGCGCAGGGCGGAGTTTCTCGAAGCCTGCAGCGCGGTGCTGGGCGAGGCGGTGCCTGATGCGGCCGAGCAGATCAGCGAGGCGCGCCGCGCCGAGATCCGCGCCGAGACCGAGGCCCGCGCCGAGCAGGCCGCGCGAGAGGCGGCTGATCGGGACCGGCAATCCGGCGAATATCGCGAGAAGGAATTGAGGAAATGCCGGGGGATTTACGCGGGTGGCACGCTGCCAGGGGCTGGTGATGCGGTGTGGCGATACCTGATGACGCGCACCGGGCTGCCGAGCGCCGCCGTGGCGGATCTCGGCTGGGTGCACATCGTCGACCGGCTGACCTACTGGCACGGCAAAGACGAGCGCGACAATCCACGCGATATCTGGTGCGGCCCGGCAATGGTTCTGCCCTTCATCGATGGTGATGGCGAGATGATAGGGATTCACCAGACATGGATCGACATGGCCAACAGGCCGAAATGCCGTCCTGTGCTTGTCTGCCCCGACAAGGGTGAGGCACTGCCCACCAAGAAGATGCGTGGCTCTAAAAAGGGCGGGTTGTTGCCGGTAGCTGGTGAAATCAGCGCCATGCGCTGGGTGGTGGGTGAAGGCATTGAAAACGTCGCCGCCTGGTTCGGTGCCGAACTGGCCGACAATGAAGCGTTGGCGTGCGCCAGTTTCTATGCCGCGGCCGGCGATATCGGCAATCTGGCGGGCGCTGCGGCGCGCACCGGCCGCTTCGGTCATCCCCATGACACCAAGGCCGACGCAAGGGGCCGGGCGCGACCGGTGATGATGCCGAGCCCGGATGCTGATCCCGACAAGCTCGGTGAAGGGTTCCCCTTGGGTGCCCATGTGCGCGAGTTGCTGTTTCTGGGCGATGGCGATTCCGAACCGGTATGGACTGCCGCTCACATGGCCCGCGCCGAGGCGCGCGCCCGGCTGATAGCGCCCTCGATCGACACCTGCACCATCTGGCCGCCGCGCGGGCATGACTGGGCGGATGTGATTGTCACGGCGTTGCGGGGTAGGGCGGCATGAACAAGCATGTGAAAATACCGGCCGCAGTTCAGGCTATGCTCGATGCAATGGGGCGCGAGCCCGCGCAGCCGCAAACCCCGGACCCTTCCTCCGGGCAGGGGGCAGTATCCGGCACCCGGACGCCCCAGACACCCGACCCGGACGCTCCGGATATGACGGCCGAGGAAATGCTGGCGGAATGCGCCGGCGAACCGGAGACCGATATCGGCAACGGCCGCCGGCTGCTGATCCGCTATGGGAACCGGATACTGCATGTCGCGCGTGTCGGCTGGCACGGCTTCGATGGCAAGCACTGGAAGGAAGATGAGGACGGTTCCGTGGTGCGTCCGCTGGCGCAGAAAACCGCTGAATTCATCGATGACGAAGCCATGGCGATGTCGGCCTCCGACGAAGAGGCCGCGCTGATCGAGGCGGGGCTGGTGGCCCGCAAGGAGCGGATCAAGATGGGCCGCCCCTCAAAGGAGTGGGGGCAGGAAAAGGCTGACCGTGCGCTGGCGCTCGAGGAGGCCATAGAGGCTGGTGAGGATGCGCTCAAGATCGTCAAGGGACGGCGCTCGGCGCGGCATCGATTCGCCAAGTCATCGGCGGGTACATCCAAAATCAACAACATGCTGACCGAGGTTGCGCCTCACCTGGCGCGCATGGTCAACGACATGAACATGGATCTGCATGCGTTCAACTGCTCAAACGGCACACTGCGGTTCGTTCGGGTGGAAGACGAGGAAAGCGACCCCGACGATCCGCGCTATCGCTGGGAGGCTCAGCTCGATCCGCACCGGGCAAGCGATTACATCTCCAAGCTCGGCCCGGTGGCTTTCGCGCCCGACGCGGCGTGCCCGGAGTTCGACCGTTTCTTCCAGACCGTGCAGCCGGACCCGGAGGTGAGGATATTCCTGCAGCGGTTCTTCGGCTATTGCCTGTTGGGAACGACCAAGGAGCAGTGCCTGCTGTTTTTCTATGGCGCCGGTCGGAACGGGAAATCCACCTTCATTGACCTGATGGCCGACGTGATGGGCAATTATGCGGTCACGTTGTCGGTGGACAGCTTTGCCGGCGAAGGCCGAAGATCGGGTGCTGAGGCCACACCGGACCTTGCCCGGCTTCCCGGTGCGCGGATGGTGGCTGCCAGTGAGCCCGAAAGCGGCGTCCACCTGAAGGAATCGCTGATCAAGACGCTGACGGGGGGCGAGCGCATTCCCGTCCGTCGCCTGCAGCAGGAATTCATCGAGGTGATCCCCCAGTTCAAGATCGTCATGGTGGGCAACCACAAGCCGGTGATCCGCGATACCTCCGATGGCATCTGGCGCCGGGTGTTGCTCGTGCCCTGGGAAGTGCAGATCGAGCAGGCAAAGGTCGATCGGCTGTTGCCCGAGAAGCTGCGGGCGGAGCGCGAAGGTGTGTTCGCCTGGCTTGTGCGCGGAGCGCTGGATTACCTTATGTTTGGCCTGGCGGTACCGGAGCGGGTGCGTACTGCCACCAGCGACTACCGCGAAGACAGCGACCCCATTGGCGCATTCATTCGCGCCGGCTGCGAGGTGACTGGACACGAGCACGACAGCGCGACGCCCAATGATATCTGCATAGGATATGCCAACTGGGCCAGCCGCGAGGGCCAGCCGGAGTTCAAGAAATCAACGCTGATGCGACGGTTCCCTGACTATGCCCGAAAGCAATGGGAGGGCCCTGACGGGATGATGCGCGCTTTCCGCAAGCACAAATCCTCGACCACCCGCTATGTGGGGATCAAGGTTCGCGAAGAATATCTGCGGGTGCGTGGGGAAAGCCATGGTCTTGATGACAGCGGAGGCTATGGTGACCGGTGACCCGTTTTGCCCGCACCCATTGCCGATGGCTGGGTCATGTTCCCGCCTCGCTCCCCCGTTGCCCGGGACGATAGAGGGCGGCGAGGGAGGCAGGAGAAAATTTTTCCCTGTTGCCTCCCGCCTAAAGGGTTTGGGAAATCAACAGCTTATGCGGCTAGGGAGGATAGGGAGGGTAGATGCGGCGCGCGCGTATGCACGTGTTCATTCAAAGGGTGTGGGACTGCGTAAAATCGTGGCAGTGCCTTGTATGCGTTTAACCATTTTACCCTCCCTATCCTCCCTACCTACCCTGTTACTTTTTCTTCATTCAATAAAAACAACAGGATAACCGAAGGTTATGAAGAAGGGTCAGGGAGGCAAGCGGTTGAAAATGGGAAGCAAGCGTCAAAAAATGGGAAGGTACGTGTCTTGAGACAGGTTTCGATCGTCAAATTGCTGGAATGGGCTTACCGGCAGGAATTGCCGAAGGCGGAACGGCCTGGCGGCAGCTTTACGGGGGCGGCTTCGTCATCCTGGGGAATGGTGGCTGATTACGGCGTGCTCGGCACGGTGATCGATGCGCCAGTCAACCGCTGGGGCGTGGTGCCGGTCCATCTGGAGAGCGGAAACCCTCACCCTGACGCGATGATGGTGGCGCGGGCGGTAGCCGTACTGGATGGTGCGAGGGTTCATCTGCCCGACGGCTGGACACCGTTTCCCGAATGGGCCGACTCCGACGGGCTGGTGGCTGAGACCGTGGCGCGGTTGCGCGCCCGGCTGGTGTTGATTTCCGGTGCCGAGATCCAGACCATGCTGATCGCGCGCGCGGTGCTGGGCCGGACGGCGGACTGGCGCGGGGAAGAGCCGGGCAGGGTGATGATCATGCGCGGTGGCAAGCCGGCATGGTTCATGAAAGTCGCGGGGCAGGATGCCTATGGCAACCGGGTCGATCGCGAAGTCGACGGATCCAACCGGCGTAGCCATCGGCCATATCCCGGTGCTTATCGTAAATACCGGCTGATTGGCGACGTAGAAGGACTGGTCATTGACCGGTTTCGCCGAACCGTCTGGGCTTTGGCCGTGCGTCACATCGCCAGCACCGTCGCCGGGCAGATGGTCGAGCATGAGCTGACCGCTGAAGTGCCGACACTGGCGCCCTGGGCCGTGGTGTCGGGCATGGCGGGTCAGGCGGACCCCTTGCAAGCCATGGCGCTTTTTGTTTGACGATGCAGCTGAAACTTGACAATGCTCATCTCACCCTGAAAAGGACAACCCGAACCCGCCCCGGCACACCAGCCGCCCGGCGGGTTTTTTCATGGACCATGGAGGCTGTGATGATCCCGGCTGCCAAAAACAGCCATTTTGCAAGTTATTCATGGTTGGCCCCACAAGGCGGCCGGTCATGACATTGAGCATCGACACGCGCGATTTCCGCGCGCTGGGTGCGGCGATGCACCGCTTGCCGTCGGACCTGAAGGCAAAGGCTTTCCGGTCGGCGGTCAATCATACCGGCAAGAAAGCCCGCACGCAGGTAGCGCGGCTCGCTGCCAAATACTCTGGGCTGCCTTATCGCTTCACGCGTGATGCCGCGAAGATGTCGCTGGCCGGTGATGGTATCGAAATCAGGTTGCGCTCAAAGTGGGTTCGCCTGATTGAGCTCGCGCCTTCTCAGAATTCGAAGGGTGTGAGCATCCGCGGGCGTGGGACAACCCGTTCTGCGTTTATTGCATACTCGAACCGCTCGAAAGATTTTGCTGTGATGTCTCGCAAGGGCAAGTCGCGGACGCCGGTGCGCGAACTCTATGCCGCCAACCCGGCCCACGCGATGGGCGCTGACCGGCACGGCGAATTTGAACGGCTCGCGCAATCCATTATGGACCGCGACTTCGCTGCGCGCTTGCTGCACGAAGTCGATCGCCGGCTCACTCGCCTGTCGGGTCGCTAATCGAGCTCGTTGAGTGTGTGACACAAGGCGCAAAACAGGCTGAGGCCACCGGAAAAATTAGGGACCGTACCCCTCTCCCAAGCCAAGCGGGGCGGGACGACCCCGAAAAGCTGCCAGTTTTTCAGTGGTCAAGCTTGGGTTGTCAGGTTGTCAGCCATGCTTGCGTGGCGTTGTCAGGTTGTCACTGCACGGTTTGAGGAAAGGTCAAAGGAAGCTTGATGGTCGAGACGGTGATGATGACGCTGTCGGAGATCGCCGAACGCGATGGCGTTTCCCGCCAGGCCATTTCCAAGACCGTTCGCGAGTTGATCGCCAAGCATGATATCCCGGTCGAGAGGGACGGGCGCGGGCGGGTTGCCAAGGTGTCGGTGGCTCACATCGATCACTACCGCGACAAGTATCAGAACCCCGCCAAGGTAATGGCCTCGCGGCCGGCGGCTGCGGGTGGAAAGCAGGGCCGGGATAAAGCGCCGGCGAATGAGCCGGTTGAGGATTCCTTCGAAGAGGCGCGCCGGCGCAATGAGTGGCTGCGCTACAGCCGTCAGAAACTTGAGCATGAGGAAGCGTGCGGTAGGCTGATCAGTGTCGATCTGGTCGAGGCGGCGCTCGAAAGTCTTGGCAGGGAAATGCAGGCCCTGGTGGCAAGGCTGCCAAATCATGCAGACGATCTGTCTGTGCCGTTTGCAAAAGAGGGTGTTCACGGTTTGAGGACCGCGCTTCGCGACGTAGCCTTCCAGATCAACCTCTCGGTCGCCGAGAAGTTCAAGGAGATCGCGGCAACTGCACCGGCCCATGATGTCGTCGAAGAGGAAGAAGCCGGAGCATGACAATCCATCCGGGGGCTCTGCAACTGGTCGCCTCGCGCCTAGCCGAGGCCATCCGCCCGCGTCCACCAAAGCCGTTTGTTGACTGGCTGGGCGAGAATGTGGTGCTGGTTGACGGGCCTCGAAAGGGTGAGCTGTGGTCACCGCTCGATGCGCCGTATCTGGTCGAGATAGCCCAGTGCCTCAGCCAGGAGCACCCGGCCAATCTGGTCACGGTGCGCAAGGCTCAGCAGACAGGGGTTTCAATCCTGGCGCTGTCGTGGTGCCTCTATATCGCGGAGATATGCCCGGACAACATCCTGTACGGCGTGCCGGGTATAGATGCGCTGCAGGACATCAACGGGCAGAAACTACAGCCGCTGATCGACGCATGGCAGGTCAAGACCGGAAAGCGGATCATCCTGCCGGTGACAAGCCGGTCGGGACGCAACTCGACAACCTACGAGAAGAGGTTTCCGGGCGGCTACATCTCGCTCGCCAATGCCAACACGGTCATGGACCTTTCCATGAAAACCTGCCGGTTCGGGGTCAAGGACGAAGTATCGAAGTGGGGAGAGTTGCCAAACGGCGCTGACCCGGAGACGCTGTTTTTCGGCCGGTTCACGGCATTCCGCAGGCAGCGAACCTACAAGATATTCGAGCTGTCGACGCCGGAAGATGATTCAGGCGATGCGCTCGGCGACGATCCTGGCCATTGCCGGATCGACCGTTCCTTCAAGCGGTCCGACCAGCGGTACTGGTTTGTGGAATGCCTGGAATGTCATGATCATTTCGTGCAGTCGGATGATCACTTCCAGATCGATCGGCAGAACCCGCACAAGAGCGTGGTGGTTTGCCCGCATTGCGGCCACTGGATAACGGAATCCGAACGGGTTCAAATCGTCCGGACTGGGCACTATCGCGCGACACAGGCCGGGCCCGATCGCCATCCGGGGTTCCATGTGGACGCCTTCATGAGCCTGCTCATGAGCCTCGGCGACATTGCCGACGACAAGTTGAAGGCCGAAAAACGGGGCGAAGCCGGCGCCAAGGACTATCACAACCTGGTGCTGGCGCTGCCTTACCAGATGCGCGGAAATGCGCCGGACTGGCAAAGGTTGATGGAGCGCCGCGAGGATTATCCAGACGGCATTATCCCGCCCGATGGACTGATCTTTGTCGCAGGCGCCGACGTGCAGCACAGCGGCATCTATGTGGAGTTCGTGGCATATGCGCCCGACCGCCAGTCTTGGTCAGTGCATGCGGAGTTTCTCGAAGGAGAAACCGACGACAAGAACGCCGGAGCGTGGGTGAAACTGGACGCGCTCTACCGCACCGATTGGCCGGATTCCTTCGGGAAAGCGCGGCGTGTGGGCGCAATGGCTGTTGATGCCGGTGATGGCAACCGGACGACACAGGTGCTGGAGTGGTGCAGGGAACGTCCTGACACCTACGCGATTGCGGGCAAGCACGGTCGGGGCGTTCCGGCGATCGGTGTGCCCACCAAGAAATCAGTACGCAGGGGCGGCAAACGCAAACGGTTCGGCTCGAGCATGCTCTGGCCGGTCGGCACATGGTCGCTGAAAGGCGAGTTCTACGGAAACCTTCACAGGCTCGGGCTCAGATCCGGCGAGCCGGCAGACCCGCCGGGATACTGCCATTTCAATGAGGCGAGGAACGAAGAGTATTTCCGCCAGGTAACCGCCGAATATTTCGACCAGAGGATGGTGCGCGGCCGGGTCGTCGAGGAATGGAAAACGACACGTCGGGATAACCACTTTCTCGATTGCAGGATCTACGCCATGGCCATGGCCGAGCATCTTGAAC